CCGAAAGCAAAGATAAAGTAAAGAAAGAAAAGAAAAAGTGCCTCACTTGTAATAGCCCTTTCGAAAGCAAAGGAAAGTTTAATAGGGTTTGCAATGATTGCAAAAGAACAGAATACTGGGGCACAGGAAATGACTACAGGGTGATTGTATAATGATAGAAAAAGAACTAATAAAATTGCTACTTAAAAAAGATTTTTATACAAAAAACAAAGCAAAGTTATCTAAAGAATTATTTACTAATGGCACAGGCGATTTATATAATACTATTGCTAGGGCACATAATGATTCTGATAATGATTTAAGTTTAAATGAAGTATCTACACTATATACGGATGTAGATAATCCAGCTCTTACTAGAGTTGCAAAACAAAATTTTCAATCTTTGATTGAGGATATCCAGGATGCATCTTTACCGAATGAAAAGATAGCTAGCAACATATTAGAGTCGCTACATAAGCGAAGACAAGCAAATAGAATTGCAGTGTTAGCTACTGAAATCTATAATGGTAAAGATGCAGATTTTTCTGAGATAAAAAAATGTTTAGAAACTTCTATAGATGATGTAGGAGATGACTATGAATATATTACCTCTGATGTGGGCGAGTTAGTTGAACAATTGAAGGACAACACAAGATTTAAATTTAACCTGAAACCTCTGCAAGAACGGGTGCATGGCGTAGGTGATGGTAATCTTGTGATTATTTTTGCTCGCCCCGAAAGTGGGAAGACTGCTTTTTGGGTCAATCTCATTGCAGGAGAAAATGGTTTTGCATCACAAGGTGCAAAAGTCTGTGCTTTAATAAATGAAGAACCTGCCGTTAGAACACAGATGAGGTTAATCAATGCACATACAGGTATGACATTTGATGAAATCAAACAAGACACTGCCCTGGCAAACAAGCGATGGGCAGAAGTCAAAAAAAATGTTAAGATACTTGATACTGTGGATTGGGATTTAGCTAAAGTAGACGAGTTAGTAGCGAAAGAAAAGCCTGATATAATAGTAATAGACCAACTAGATAAAGTTGGAGTCGCAGGAAACTTTGCTCGTACTGACGAAAAACTTAGGGCTATATATACAGGTGCTAGGGAGATTGCAAAAAGAAATAGTTGTTGTGTTATAGCAATCTCTCAGGCATCTGCAGATGCACAAGGTAAGCTTGACATAACCTTTGATATGATGGAGAATAGCAGAACAGGTAAAGCTGCAGAAGCAGATATCATTATTGGTGTTGGCTATAGAGATAAGGTAGATATGGATAAGAACTTACGAGGATTAAATATAACTAAGAATAAAATCACAGGTTGGCATGGCATGATACCCTGTATGATTGTGCCAGAATTGTCGAGGTATGAAGAATGATAACAACATTTGATGTAGAGACTAGCTTTCAAGTTACAGAAGAAGGTAAACTAGATCCTTCTTCTAAGAATCCTAATAATTTTTTAATATCTATGGGATTGAATGATGAGTATATATTTTTTAAACATAGGGATTATCGTGGCACGCCTGACAGAAAAGCAGTACAAGATATATTAGATAAAACTACTTTGTTAGTAGGCCACAATATTAAGTTTGATTTAATTTGGCTATGGGAGTCTGGGTTTACCTATACAGGCAGAGTGTATGACACAATGGTGGGTGAGTATCTTTTAAACAGAGGTTTGAAGACAAGTTTAAAATTAAAAGATTGTTGTATGAGAAGAAGCGTCACACAAAAATCAGATTTGATGGATGGGTTTATAAAAAACAAAACTTCATTTGAAAATGTACCTATCAAAATGCTAGAAGAGTATGGCAGGTTTGATATCAAATCTACACGATCTTTATTTGATGCACAGATTAAACAATTTAAAATACCAAGAAATAAACAGCTAATTAAAACTGTAAAGATGATGTGTGAGTTTTTAGTTGTCTTAGCAAAAATGGAAAACAATGGTATTTTTATTGATAATCAAGCACTTTTGCAGGTTGAAAAAGACTTTCAAGAAGAGCATGATAAGTTAAGAGTAGAGTTAGATGAGATAATCTATGAGAAGATGGGGGATACTTCTATCAATCCCTCTAGTCCAGAACAATTATCTTGGTTGATCTATGGTGCTAAAGTCACAGACAAAAAGAAATGGTCAGTGCAATTTAATTTAGGTATAGATAAGATTACAAAGAAACCAAAGAAAAGATTCCCATACTCTAAATTAGAATTAAAAAAGATATGCCAAATGTTTTTATGCCCAATATATAAAACAAAGGCAGAGCAGTGCAGCTCTTGTAATGGCAAAGGCCATGTACAAAAAATCAAAGTAAATGGAGAGCCTTTTAAAAATTTAAGTAAGTGTGCTGATTGTTCTGCAAAAGGTTTTGTCTATATAAATACAAAAGAACGAGCAGGATTTGGTGTTACTGCAGATTCTTATGTAGATGCTGCAGAGGGTGGTTTTAAAACTGATAAAGGTACATTGTTAAAGATAGGTGCTAAAGGAGATCAAGAGTTAAGAAACTTTGTAGAAAAGATATCCAGGTATAATGCATTAGATACTTATTTAAAAACTTTTGTTGAAGGTATTAAGAAACATAAAACAGAAGTTAATTACTTATATCCAAACTTTATGCAATGTATTACCACAACAGGCAGATTGTCTAGTCGTGATCCTAACTTCCAAAATCAACCAAGAGGTGGTACATTCCCTATAAGAAAAGTTATAAGATCAAGATTTGAGAATGGTAAAATTATGGAAATAGACTTTGCACAATTAGAATTTAGAGTTGCTGTCTTTCTTTCAAAAGATAAGCAAGGATTACAGGATATACTAGATGGTGTTGATGTTCACCAATTTACTGCTGATACTATTGGATGCGATAGGCAAAATGCAAAGGCACATACATTTAAACCTTTGTATGGCGGTATGTCTGGTACTGAAGAAGAGAAGAGGTACTACACAGCATTCTTAAAAAAATATCCTGATATAAAAGTTTGGCATGATAAGCTGCAAGATCAAGCAATACGGCATAAAGTCGTGACGCTACCTTCAGGTAGACAATACGCTTTTCCAAATGCAGAACGCATGCCATGGGGTGGCTCAAGCTTTTCAACACAGATAAAAAACTATCCTGTGCAGGGCTTCGCCACTGCTGACATTGTTCCTCTAGCGTGTATCCTTTCTCAAAAATTGCTAGAGGACAATGGCACAAAGAGCATCTTAATCAATACTGTACATGACTCCATAGTAGCTGATGTTTTTCCTGGTGAGGAAAGAGTAGTAGCTGATTGTTTAAAAAATGGTTGTCTTGGTGTTGTTGATAAAATGAGAGAAATGTATGGTGTTGATTTTGATGTTCCACTAGATGTAGAAATAAAGGCAGGATCTAATTGGTTAGATACCTCTGTTTTTGTTTGACAAATTTAATATATATGGTAATATATTATTATAAATAAGCACAGGAGGTGCAGAATGAGTAATGAAGTACAAGCGTTTCATAATTTAAGTACAGAAGAAATTATGAAATTAACAGGGCAAGATGACGGATCTCAAATGGGTTCCGGGACTCTGCCTAGATTGACTATAAATAGAGCTGCTGAAGATGATGATGGCAATGCCTTAAGAGCAGGGGTGTATACTATTTATGACCCTGAATCAGAGGACAAGGTGTATGGTTTGAAAGATAAGCCTGCACAATTTAGGCCATTTATAAATGCATATCAGTATATGGAGTATGATGCTGCTGATAATAAATACGCATCAACATCAGTAATCTTTAAGTCCTGGAAAGACGAACCTATAGATACCAAAGGTGGAGTTAGATGTGGTAAAGTTATTGGTAAAGATAAAGAGCAATTAACTGATGCTGAGATAGACGCACAAAAAAATATCAAGTGCTATAGACTTGTGTATGGTTTGCTAAGTATGGAATGTACAAAAGCAAATGGTGATGCTACAGCAGTTAAAGAAATGCCTGTTCTTTGGAGAGTCACAGGTATGAACTTTAAACCTATAGGTGAAACACTAAAGGGTTTAAAAGGTAGAAATAGTTTGATGTTTAATCATGTATTAAATCTTTCTAGCAAAAGAAAAAAGAATGGTGATAACATATTCTACATAGCTTCTATAGGTGTTGATGATAAGCAAGTAGAGTTTTCTAAAAAGGATTTAGAACATATGGATATGTTTAATGATCTTATAAATGAAGAAAACTTAAAAGTATCAGAGCAATGGAAGCAAGCCAATGCTACTACTAAAAGTGATGCAGATAGTGCTAAAATAGTTGAGGCTGTTACTGAAGATAGTCCAGAAGAGTTCTTAGCTACTTAATGTCTTCTATTTTAAATAGAGTACAAATGCTCCTCACAGAGGCTAATAAAGCCTCTGTGGACATATCTAGCCAAATTGTCAATGAATTTGGTGAGGCATGTAAAGAAGCTTTTAAAAAACAATTTACCGATATTAGGGAGAATAAATTTAGAATAAGAATGTCTAGTATTGGCAGACCTTTATGCCAATTACAAATGGAAAAGTCAGGTGCAGAGCCTGAGACTATGCCTTATAATACTAAGATGAGAAACTTGTTCGGTGATCTTATAGAAGCTTCTGCAGTTGCTATAATGAAAGCTGCAGGTATACGCATAGAAGATTTACAAAAAGAAGTTAAATTAAAGTTGGGTAAAAATACTATCAAAGGTACATATGATGTTAAAATACAGAATAAAATTTGGGATATAAAGAGTGCATCACCTTGGGCATTTGATAATAAATTTAGTGACGAGGGAGGGTTTGATGCGATTTTAAAACAAGATACTTTTGGATATGTATCTCAAGGATATTTATATTCTAAGTCAGAAGATACAGACTTTGGTGGCTGGATAGCTATCAATAAATCTACAGGAGAGTGGGCTATTACTGAAACTCCTTTGTCTGATGAAAAGCATTCTAAAGATGCTATAGAACTAGCACAAAAAAATATAGAAGCTTTAGAATCAAATGCACCATTCAAAAGACTTTTTGAAGATCAAGAAGAAACTTTTAATAGAAAGACTACAGGTAATAGAACTCTAGGATTAGAGTGTAGATTTTGTGCATACAAGAAACCTTGTTGGGGTGCTGAGCTGCAATACTTACCGCAACAACAATCAAAAGCACTAAATCCTAAATGGGTTTGGTATACTAAGGTAAACAATCCTAGGGAGGAAAATGAAAACCAGGAGTAGAAAAGCAAAAGGTAGAAGGCTACAAAATTGGGTAAAAGAAAAATTGCTTGAGTCTTTTCCTGGATTAACAGAAGATGATGTGGCAGGTGCTGTTATGGGAGAGTCTGGTGTTGATATAAAGTTATCTACAAAGGCAAAAGAACTTATACCTTATTGTATTGAGTGTAAGAATAAAGAAACTCTTAAGGGTATCTATGATATTATGTCTCAAGCAAATAGTCACAGAAAAAAAGATGAGACTGCAATAGCAGTCATAAAGATGAATCAGCATGAGCCTTTAGTTGTAGTTAATGCAGAACATTTTATTTATTTAATAAAGGAGAAGCATGCCTGATAAAAAGAAACTACCTATTTTTATTTCAATAGATCCTACTGACGAAGGATATGAATGTAACGTACTGCCACCTACTAATATGCCTAAAGTAGAAAATTATGCAGTAGCACTAACAATGGCATATGGTATGGTCAAAGCAGCTATAGATGATCCTAATTGGATTTTTGAATATGGCATTGATGCTATGCACGAACAAAAAGATAAGCATAGTATTAGCTTTGATGAGATACTAAAACGTAGAAGGGAGAAATTACACTAATGACTACGCATTTAATTATACCAGATCCTCATGTAAAAATGGGTGTAAGTAATGATAGGTTTATTTGGGCAGCTAAGTTTGCTAATGAGGTAAAGCCTGATGTTATAATATGCCTGGGAGATTGGGTAAATATGGATTCCTTATCACATTTTGATAGAGGAAAGAAAGCTTTCGAGGGGAGAAGATATAGTAGGGAGATAGATCATGCAGAAGAAGCACTGCATAATTTTAACAAACATTTAAAAGTTAAGAAATGTAAAAAGATAATGTTGGAGGGTAACCATGAATATAGAATAACTAAATTTGTTGAAGACAATCCAGAGTTGGATGGTAAACTAAGCGTAAGTGACATACCTTTTGAAGAGTATGGATGGGAGGTTCATGAATATGAAAGGATAATAGAGGTAGACGGTATATTATATTGCCATAATATAGCGAGTGGTGTGATGGGTAAACCTATTAGTGGAGATTATGTAGCTTCTAACTTATTGAAAAAGAACTTTCAATCAGCTACTGTAGGGCATTCGCATTTATTTGATTATGCAATCAGATCTATGCATAATGGTAGAAAGATTATGGGATTAAATGCAGGATGCTATTTACATCATAGAGAACCTTTTGCTAAAGCTTCACAACGATTGTGGTGGAGTGGACTAATAGTAAAAAGAAACGTAGACAAAGGTGAATACGATTTAGAAACAATAAATATTAAGGAGTTAAAAAAGAAATATGAAAAACGCAAATGAGTTGCTGAATATAGCTGATGAACTTATATCAGGAGATAGGGCAAAAGAGTATGGAGATAAAGAGGTTATGCATAATAATATAGCCAGGCTTTGGTCTGCATTTTTAAATGTTAATATTACAGGACATGATGTTGCTTTGATGATGACCTTACTTAAGATGGCTAGGACAAAGGC